AGTAGTAAGAAGCTTCGCTCTTAAAACTGTAACATCGGAGAACGCAAATGAAATCAGAAGAAAGCTTAACTCTTTCCTATGATGAACCAAGCTACCCAAACACTGAAAGAAATTATGATTATTATGCCAGACGTATGAAACAAGAGAAAGCACTTCAACAACAAGTAGGGGGACAACACTACAAGGGATGCAAGATACAACCAGTAGAATATATCCATGCAAATGGGCTTGACTATCTGGAGGGTAATGTGATAAAATACATCACTCGACACCGCACAAAAGGAGAGGGGAGAAAGGATATAGAAAAAGCGATCCACTATGCCCAACTCATATTGGAAATGGAATACGACAATTAAAGGGGACAAGGCTATGCCACAATTTCGATCTAATGAGAACCCGATGTTTCGCTCCAAGTTTAGCGAAGACATTTTCAAACACAAGTATGCCCATCATGGGTGCGAGACATGGGATGCACTGTCATCTACTCTGGTAGACGATGTGTGTCAGGACTATCTAAGTAAGGACGACAAGGACGAACTGAAACGTATGATCACTGACCTGAAGTTTATTCCCGGTGGTCGATATCTTTATTATGCAGGACGTGAGAACAAGTTTTTTAACAACTGTTACCTTCTCAAAGCAGAAGAGGATACCAGAGAAGATTGGGCTGACATCTCTTGGAAGTCTGAGTCTTGTCTTATGACAGGCGGTGGTATCGGAGTGGACTACTCTGTGTACCGTGAGGAAGGACGTATCCTGAATGGTACAGGTGGTCTTGCTTCCGGCCCCATACCAAAGATGCAGATGGTCAACGAAATTGGCCGAAGGGTTATGCAGGGCGGTAGTCGCAGGTCTGCTATCTATGCCAGCCTGAACTGGAAACATGCTGATGTAGATAAGTTTCTTGCCAGTAAGAACTGGTATGATATGCCAGTAGGAGAGACAGGTTTTTCCATTGGTCAGGTAAAGGAACAAGACTTTAACTTTGTTGCACCGCTGGACATGACAAACATCAGCGTTAATTATGACACAGAATGGTTACTTAATTATTGGAAGACAGGAGATACAGGAGATGTCTTTAGGACTAATGTACGTCAAGCTCTTAGAAGCGCAGAGCCGGGCTTCTCGTTTAATTTTTTCGACAAGGAAAATGAGACGCTGCGTAATGCTTGCACGGAGGTTACATCTGAAGATGATTCTGATGTTTGTAATCTTGGTTCTATTAATATGGGGCGCATTGACGATCTGAAAGAGTTTGCAGATTGCGTAGAGCTTGCTACTAAGTTTCTTCTATGCGGGACACTCAGAGCCAAGCTTCCCTATGATAAGATTTATAAAACCAGAGAGAAGAACCGTAGGCTTGGGCTTGGTCTTATGGGTATGCATGAATGGCTTATCAAGGGAGGAGAGAAGTATGAAGTTACGGAAGGTCTTCACAAGTGGCTATCGGTTTATAAAGGGGTTAGTGATCACGTTAGTGCCGACTTTAGTAATACTCTTGGCTGTAGCCGTCCTGTCGCTAATCGTGCCATTGCTCCAACTGGATCAATAGGTATCCTTGCAGGAACATCCACAGGTGTAGAGCCTATCTTTGCTGTGGCTTACAAGCGCAGGTATCTGAAAGGTGGTAATCGTTGGCACTATCAGTACGTGGTGGACAGTGCAGCACAGGAGATCATTGACCTGTATGGCGTTGATCCAAAAGGCATTGAGTCAGCACTTGATCTTGCAGAGGACTACAAGAGGCGTATAAAGTTTCAGGCAGATGTACAGGACTATGTTGATATGTCTATCAGCAGCACAATCAATCTGCCCAAGTGGGGGAGTAAGCTTAACAATGAAGATACAGTTGAAGAGTTTACTGATACTCTTGCTTCTTATGCTCACAGGCTGCGAGGTTTCACGGTGTACCCTGACGGATGTAGGGGAGGACAACCTCTTAGTTCGGTGCCGTATACTGAAGCTGTAGAAAAGCTTGGTGAGGAGTTTGAGGAAGGACTAGAGACGCATGACATCTGTGACATCACTGGACATGGTGGGTCGTGTGGTGTATAAATAGTTACTAACTTTAAAGGAGATTTAATATGGCAAGAGATTATAAAAGAGAAAACAAAGTAACAAAAAGTAAACCTAAAAATATTAAGAAACGTGTGCTGCGAAATAAAGCAAGGCGTATGCTAGAACGTGTAGGTCTTGTTAAGAAAGGCGATGGTAAGCATGTTGATCATAAGAAACCTCTAAGTAAAGGAGGCAGCAACAAGCGCAGTAATTTACGTGTAAGAGATGGTAAAAAGAATAGTTCTTTTGCCAGAAATTCTAACAAGTCTATCAAGAAAAAAAGAAGGACTTAAAGCACTTGTAGTTCAACTGGATAGAACAACAGACTTCTAATCTGTAGGTTGCAGGTTCGAGTCCTGCCAAGTGCGCCAAAAAAGTCCTTGACAAATCACACAAGAGGTAGTATAATATATATGTGATGCCAATAATGGGTCACACAATATCAACTTGCTATAAGGAGAAATGATATGAATGAGTATATGACAGTGAGTGATGATCCCTTCTTTTCCAAGTTCTGTTCTTGGACTGTAGGTCATGAAAAACTCTTTAGCGATATGCTGAAGATGAAAGATCAGGCAGGTGGTTACATGTACAATGCCTACCCACCTCACAATCTAGTTAAAGAGGGCGATGAAAAATATAAGATTGAGTTAGCCACTGCTGGATTTACTAAAGAAGAGTTGGAAGTAAAGACAGAACACAGTAAGCTAACCATTAGCGGCAAGAAAGCCAATGAAGAAGATGAGGAGAGGATCGTACATAAGGGCATAGCAAGTCGAGCCTTTTCAAAATCTTTTGCTCTTGCCGAAGACGTGGTTGTAGACGATGTTTCTTTAAAGGATGGGATGCTTACCATAAATCTTCAAAAGGTAGTACCTGAAGATAAGAAAGAAAAGATTTACAACCTGTAACAAAACTTGGGGGAGTGCGTAGCGTTTGCTCCCCCTAATTACATAGGAGATATAATGAGAAAAGCACCTAACACAGTTTACATAGGCTATGATCCAAGAGAAGATGTGGCCTACGAAGTTTTAAAGTTTACGATTGAGCGCATTGCTGTTGACAATGTTGATATTAAACCTATTCGCAAAGACGTGATAGAGCGGATGGGTTTGTATAGGCGTACTCACACTGTACAAAATGATCAGATGATTGACGACATAGATGGCAAGCCCTTCTCTACAGAGTTTAGTTTCTCTCGCTTCCTTGTACCTGCTCTGAATATGTATCAGGGTTGGGCTTTGTACATGGACTGTGATATGTATCTGCGTACTGATATCAATGAACTCTTTGAAGAGTACAACATGGATTACTATCCGGCTTACTGCGTTAAGCACAAGTATGAACCCACCGATGAATATAAGATGGATGGCAGAGTACAAGAACAGTATCGCAGGAAGAACTGGTCAAGCCTTATTCTGTGGAACTGTGGACATGATCTAAATAAGAAGCTAACGCCTGAAGTAGTCAGCACACAAACAGGATCATGGCTACATGGCTTTGAGTGGTTGCCGGATAAAGACTCTGATATTGGAACAATACATCAGGAGTGGAACTGGCTTGATGGTCACTCACCTGAAGACCTGAAAGCAAAGAATGTACACTTCACCACAGGTGGGCCATGGTTCAAGGGTTGGAAGTGTGGCAGAGCAATCGATGGTATGTACGCCTCCGAATGGAACGGAGACTATACCTACCTTGCAGGAAAAGGAATTATCAAACCTTATGAAATTTAAAGTAGTTACAGCTTTTGATGAAAAGCTTTTTAAACAAAATGGACACAAACTTTTAGAGTCTTTCAAAAATAAATGGCAACCTGATTTTGAGTTCCACTGTTATTACTATAACATGGACATCAATAACTATTCTATTCCTAAAGAGAGTAATATCTTCTACCACAAGTTGGAAGATGTTGAAGAGTATGGTCAGTTCGTAGCAGATAATAAAGAACACAACGGTACGGAAGGCGGTGCACTAAACTATAGTGAGGCTCTTGACGGTCTTGCTGCTGCACCTAAAGCCTTTGCGATCAGCGAGTGTGCTTTTAATACTGCTGATGCATGGCTCCTCTGGCTGGAACCTCTTAGCCTACCAACAAAAGATATCAGGACATCCACAATAGAAAGATATCTGAACAAGCAAGCAGATTTTATCTGCATGGAAGATGCGGATTACTTTGCTGCCTTTAATCTTTCAAAGCAAACACCTGTTGATCTTCTTGGTGATCTCAGAGGTGCCTATGTTTCTGGTGAATACCTTAACTATAGAGAGTGGTCAACAACCTTTATTCTGAGCCGACTGCTCACAATCTACAACGCACATGGCTGCACCTTACAGACCTCTGATTCTCTAAGAGAGTTGTTTATTAATCTGGCAGATAAGTCTTCTCAGAACTTTAGAGATAGTTCCGGCAACAGAGTTGTAGCTCTTTCAGAAACAGACACAACCCCGGACATCTTACCAAGCAGGTATAAACAACTTGCAGACTTGGTTCGCTTCTATAAACCCAAGACTGTTCTTGAAACTGGAACTTGGAATGGTGGCCGTGCTTTAGAGATAGCACTGGCTGCGTTTGAAAAGAACGATGCTATTCATTACATTGGCTATGATTTATTTGAAGATGCCACAGCAGAGACAGATGTTGAAGAAAATAATGTGAAGGCCCATAATACTAAGATAGCTGTTGAAAAAAGATTTGAAGAGTTTGCAAATCACATGGAGGTAACTAAGAATAAAAAGTTTACCTATGAATTACATAAAGGTAATGTCCGAGATACTCTGAAATCTAACTATGTAGATGAAGTTGATCTTGCATTTATCGGTAGTGGTAACAGTGAACAAACAGTACGACATGAATATGATCGTCTAAAGAATGTTCCCATTGTAATCATGGATCACTTCTTTACAAAAGAACGTGGGGACGAGGACAGCCCTGATCCAGATGCTATTCTTATACCTGATGAAAGGCATCAAGGAATTAAGAAAGTCTTTGACTCCGTACCTACAAAGAAGGTACATGCAGAGAAAACTACAGATGATGGCTGGACAGAGTTTGATGAGAGCGTTCCTACTCGTAAGTATGTCCTGCCCTCTACTGATAAAGTTCTGCCAGCAGGGCATACACACCTTGCTGTTTTGCTGCATGACAAGACACTGGAAGAGGTGCCGGAAGACTTGAAGCGTGTGCCAATAGTGGTACATCCAAGAGATTCCGTATCAAAAGAATATATTGCCAACAACATTAAGTCTAATCTAAAAGAAATAGACAGTGATAAGTGGGTGAAGAAGCATCCGCCTCATAGAGAAGTTGGTGTGGTTGTTTCAGGTGGACCTTACCTTGATTATAAAGAATTGAAAAAGTT